CATTCACAGAAGGATGATACATCCACGGCTCCAACTGCAAATAACCTGAACAACATCTTCGCTACTACACCACAAGATTCAGACCTTGTTCTTTTCAGGGGTAACGCTCACCTCAATACCAACGCGAATACTCGTGAGATGATTCCTGACTGTAATCAGTGGTCATACAATTACGATGATGATAGAATAGGTAATGTCTCAGGTATCTCAATTATTTCCTATGTCGATGAAGAGAGACCAATTGAACCTGTACCGATTATTCTTGATGAGTCAATTGTATTGTCTTCCATTGACTACCAAGGTGATACAGAAATTATCGAAGTTCTCAACCTGAATGTAAATGACGAAGCCCGTCCACCAGACTTTGGTAGGTTCCTCGAAAACCTTCTGACGGAAGATGACTTATTGATCTTCGCTGAAGATGATACACCGCTATTCGCAGACAGAGTATTCGACTTTGGTTGGATCGAAGAGTTCGCTACAGTCGAACTGGAAAAGACACATCTTATCAATGTGGCTATACAGACTGCATTCACGAAGTTTGGTGATCAAGAGATTCCTGAAGTCAGGGAATTTATTGACAACTTCCCAATCACACCAACGATTACACAGGAGTTTAAATTTGCTGGTGGGTTCTCCGAAATAGAAATCAATGTTGCGAACACAATAAACATCTTTGGTGGACACACATCAAATGGTAAGTTCGACACATTGTTTGTAGACAAAAACCCACAACCACTCCTCAATGGAGTCGCATCTGCAGTTACAGACTTGGGTGACGTTAGGACGCAACACGAGAGTTCGATATCAGCGTACACGTTTGACCAGTCTGAAGTAGAGCATTTCTTCCTTTCCTCAGAGGCGGATGTCGATCTGTTCACTGAGGATGATCAAGAGATAGAGTTCCCGAACACGATAGCAACATCGGGATCGTTGATCATTTCGGAAGTCACAACGGCAGGTCTATCAACATACACGAACATAGAGGACATTATTCTTGGACCATTGGATATGGCACCGACAGTGACTCCTCTACTCGCGGATGATCCAAACATAGACCTAACCATTTTACCACCTACTGATGCTGGAAGTTTCATGGGTGGGGTACTATCAGTGACCGCATCACCGAGCGTCACTATCAACGCGGACGTAGACGTACCTGAAGACATTCTTATTACGATTGATTCACAGGCGTCAGCGTCAAGTAAAATAGAAAAGCGAACAATCAGTAGAGCGTTCGCAGGTATGGGACTGAACCAAGAACAAAGGATACTATTGGCAAATCAAGAGGGTGAGTATTTGATCACACAGAACGCCGTATCCTTACTCGCGAGACAGTCACACACCGAAAGTTTGCAACAAGTCATCGCAGACGATGATGGAAACCTCTTGGTAGTGGACATTGGTGACGATATCACCGCAGAAGCCATTACTCAGGAAGACGAAGAAAGAATACTCTTGTCATTCCCATTTATACCAGCTCAGTCCGAAGTCATTATTGACTCCGTGTCTAATCCTAGAACAGTGGATGACATAGTATTTGCACCTTTTATAAACTATCGTTACCAGTAAACCTATTCACTAAATAGGGGAAGTGGCAACATCTACACAAACAATTACAATTTTAGGAGCATACAATGCCTGCAATCGTAACTAACAAGTTCCGAGTTCACAACTCCGAACAGTTTCACGAGGCATTCTCTGAAGCAGCTTCAACCAACCAATTCATTTTCATTGGTAAGGTTTCGGAGTGGTTGGATGCGTCTAGTGTAAACATCGACGCTAATCCTCCTACACCAACTGACACAGTAGAGAATACCGAGTACAATCATTGGGACGATATGATTTTGGCGAAGCGTGTAACATCCAACGATGTATCACACGTTATCAACCGATACAACTGGACATCTGGAACAGTCTATGACCAGTTCGACAGCCAAGATTCGACCCTATACTCAAAGCCATTCTTTGTTGTAACAGAAGACTTCAACGTCTACAAGTGTATGTACAACAATCATGGTGCACAATCTACAGTGATGCCTTCCAGTATCAATACAAGTGCTGGAGTTTCTGAGACAACTGCTGACGGATACAAGTGGAAGTATATGTATTCCATCTCCGCCGCTGACGCTCTCAAGTTCATCACAACCTCATTCATCCCAGTCAAGCGTTTACGAACAGACGATTTCACCAACTTAGGTGCAAACGCTGGAGAGATCGCTGACGATGGTTCCAACCAGTGGGAAATTGAGAACAACGCTTCTGACGGAGCAATTGACACAGTAGTTCGTAACGCTTCAGGAAACGGAGCGGGATACCTTTTCACCGACGCTGAAGTTACAACTTCCGCACTTGGTGGAGCTACCCCTGACCTGACACTGGACTTCACAAACTACGGAGGGTCAAACCCAGCTCAAGACACATTGGCTGGTTCATGGTTGTACGTTTCCTCCAGTTCGACTGGACAGGGAATGTTGGCCGAAATTTCCGCACACAACGGAACGACTTTCACACTCGACGCTAACACTGGAAACCTTGGTTCCCAGGCTGGTGACGCTAACTATCAGTTCGACCTGACATTGGCTCTTGCTGGTGGTGACGTTGTGAAGATTGGACCTAAAGTCGTAGTAAACGGAGATGGTAGCGGGGCGCTGATTTATGGTGTGGGTTCTAACACCTCTGGTATTACTGATATGTTCGTAGCCAATACTGGTTCTGGATATCACGTAGCTAACCTGTCAGTCACCCAAACAAACGCGACTATCACAACCGCTGCTGACTTCCGTCCTATCGTTTCCCCAGTGGGTGGACATGGATTCAACATGGTCGAAGAACTTTTCGGCTTCAACGTAATGTTGAACGTCCGTCTTGAAGGTTCTGAGTCCAATACCTTCACAGTATCCAACGACTTCCGTAAAATCGGATTGGTACGTGACCCAGTTCAGTCTGCTGACGCAACTCAGTTGTATGTCAGTGAGTTGGCTGATCAGACCACACGTATTCGAATTGGATCGACAATCGCTTCCAGTGCTGACTACTATGTCGCTGACCAACAGGTCATCGGTTCACTGTCAGGTGCAACGGCTTTCGTTGTTGACTACAACAACACCGCTGATGCAAACTCTGCTGGAACACTTGGATCTGGATCTGACCCACAGGTCTACCCAGAACTCCGTGTAACAGAGATTGTCCGTGGTGGAAATACGACTGCTGGGTACGATGGAGTCCCAGGCTCTTTCCAAGTTGGTGAGAGAATCATGAGAGTCACAACTGCTGATCCTAACGGAGTAGCAACTGACCCAGTCACCGCTGCTAACGATGCAACATCTTCAAACATCGTGTTCGAAAAGCCAGACATGAAGAAGTATCGTGGAGATATTCTTTATGTTGAGAACAGAAGTCCTGTCTCAAGAGCTTCCGATCAGGTTGAAGATATCAAACTCATCGTTCAGTTCTAATTTTACTGCCCCGCTTCGGCGGGGCGTATTTCAGAATAGGAAGTTGAATGCCAGTCCAATCAGACCAACTATTTACCTCTGATCCGTATTATGACGATTTTGACGAGAGGATGAATTTTTACCGCATCCTTTTTCGTCCATCTTACGCGGTACAGGCCAGAGAGCTAACACAGATACAGACCTTACTACAGGACCAACTCACTAAAACAGCGAATGTCTCATTCAGAGACGGCGATTTGGTAGCAGGTGGAGGTCTCACAGTTGACACGACCTTAGCGTCGGTCAAGTTAGAAAACACTTTTGACAACGCCACAGTCAATGCTCAGCATTGGTTGGGGTCTACCATCTATGGTGCTGCTGACGGCGGAGTAGGTGTAGCCCGTGGTTATGTTGTCGCCGTGTCTGATAGGGACTCATTCGACCCTAACACTCTTATCGTAAGATATGTTACAGATTTGATTTTTGCAGACGGCGTTACTATCTACGACGCTGACCGAACATTAGAAGCAACAACAGTTTCCGCGACAGGTGCGTCAAAGACACCAAACGCATCAAACGTCGCCTCAATTGTATCTGTAGACGAATCGGTCTACTATGTCTCAGGGTTTCTCAACTACGTAGCACCACAAACACTTATCCTTGAGAAATACGCCAATACACCAAGCTACAGTATTGGTTTCAACATTGACGAGGTCATTGTTGACGAAGCTGATCAAAACTCTAGTCCAGTCTTTACACAGATACCCATCGGGGAAACACTACTGGACCCAGCTAACGGGGCTTACAACTACAACGCTCCAGGCGCGACTCGTTACAGACAGATACTCAATATTGCAAAACGCACTTATTCAAACACAGACGTTATCGAGGCAGAAGGTAACACTCGATTCGTAGAACTTTTCAGAATCAATAGAGGGGAAGTATCATCAAACTATGACTCAATCTATCCTAATGACACTTTTAGAACGCGACCTACTCACCAGAAGAAACAAATCGATCCCTTGCTCGTATCAGCACATCAATCAAGAGGTACGCAGGGATTTACGAATACTTCTGTACAGAGTACGATCACAGGAAAAGGGACTGCCTTTTTAACAGACTTCGCGGTCGGGGATAAGATTTACTTAGAGAAGGACCAATACTATGGAAACGGAACAGTGTCCTTCAATGGGTCTGGTTTCATCACAGGTCAAAACACGACCTTCAGTAATGACTTTTCTGCTGGTAAGTTTATTACTGTAAACGACAAGGACTATGAAATTGCAAACGTCCTCTCAAATACCTCGATGTTCATCATAGGACAGACAGACAAGAACATCGTAGAAAACCCATACATAGTCAAATCAGCTAGGGCGACAGAAGTCTTAGCCATCGGTTCTGATACTTCTATGACTGTCAACGCATTAGTCGGTGACGGAACAGACCAAAAGATAATCAATGCAAACACCTTTACTGTAAGAGTTGAGGGTGGCGCCACTATAAATGGTGAAGAAGTCACAACATTCCAGGCTTCAAAAGACATCACCATTCGTAAACCGCGTGACACCCAATACATCAACAATGTGTCAGTAGGGGTGGGACTACAAAACTATTTCGTAGTCTCTGGAGAACAAGACGGACACCCCACATTCCTCCAAGGGCCAGGTGCGTTCGACCTAGAGGGCCTTGGTGAGGTAGTCCACCTCCACTCTTCTCCATTCGCCAACACCTCAACTCTCACGCAGATTATGTCAACTGTTGTTGCAACTGCAAGGGTGAGAGACTTCATGCCATTATTTGTCGACAATGTAGACCAAGGAAAGAACGGATATGGTATTGCACTTTGGAACATAGAACCACGGACAGTCGCTAACACTATCGGTGTAGCGGGAGACACCACGGGCTTCTATGCCAACGATACTTTCCTTACACTCAACGGACCTACCGCTCAGTTAGATGACGCATACAACGGAGTCACGTTAGAGTTTACATCTGGCAAACTGGCTGGATTTCAGACAAGAATCAAAACATATTTTGCGAATAGCTCGCTCATCGTTGACTCCTTACCTAACATGCCTGCTAACAACGATGGGTACAGACTCCTGTTTCAAACGAAGGATGTCAAGTCTATTTGTGCACAGAATAATTCTACCTTGAGTATTTCTACGAAGTACCAAGTTAGTAACGTATATGGGAAGGTGAGTAATACGATACTTGGTTACACATATCGTGACAGCGTATTATTTAAACAAAGCCAAACTCCTCAGTTCCTCTATGAAACACCTTACCAACTGAAGTCCTTACGGACCCAAGGCGGTACTGTGAAGACCAGTTACAAGTCTAGACGTAGAGAGTTAGTCACGATTGTTCCTCAGGCTGGTACTGCAGGATCAATGACAGTGGATTCAGGTATTCAGTTCACCTTCCCATTTTTTGACGGAGTGATGGACGCACAAGACGCTCGAGAGAGTTTCCAAGTCTTTGTAGCGGCGACATCAGACAACATCAATACACCAGTGGGTAATTCCCTCGCCATCTCAGGTCAGTTAGATTCAGTGACCCTTGGAGGTGGTGGAGCTGGTGGCGGTGCAGGTAAAGCGACCTCGGCGACATTCTTTATCTCCGATAGAGGAGCAGCGACACAGGCTTACGTTGTCGCGACAGTGGAAGCCGAGAACATGGCATTCAAGACGAAGACACTTATCAATCAAACAGGATTCATTGTCGAAGAACCAAACACTACTTTAGGAGGTCTCGACAGTGTTCAAAAGACAGATATTTATCGAATCAGAGCAGTTATCGATTCACAGGTAGACGTAAATGGAAACAGAAACATTCTGTCTTCTACCGACCTCCAAACCGCTGCACAGGGGGGAACACTGTCTGGGGCAAATACTGTTTATGTCACAGAAAATTACGAACTCGATACAGGACAACGAGATGACTACTACGATCACGGAGGCGTCAGACTCGTTGGGGCTCCACCTACTGGACAAATTGGAATCGTTTTTGATTACTTTGAACATGACGCCATTGGATCTGCTGCTTATTTTAGCACTGATTCCTATCCTAATGTTTTTGAACCCGAAGACATTCCTGTCTACACTACGAGCGCTGGAAGAAAGATTCCCCTCGCTAACGCGATAGACTTCAGACCTGCGATACAAGACTACAACTACACAGCGACATACTACGCTAACACACAGGTAGATGACCCAAGTACAGAAGGCGACGTTTGGGACTCATTGTTATTCTTACCCACGATGAATGATGGTGTATCGGTATCACTAGGATACTTCACCAAGAGAATAGACACCATCATGATAGATGCGGAAAACGAAATAGAATTGATTCGTGGACAAGAAGACACGGAGCCAGAAGCTCCTATGGTCAAGAAGGATGAACTTGAGTTATTTGACATACTCGTTTATCCATACGCAAGAACACTTAGAGAAATAAAAATCAAACCTAAGTTTGCAGACTACAACCTAGAATACGACCTGTTCGCTAACTTCGCAGAGGGTGATACATACGGACAACCTACTGGACTGGTACGGGCTTACGTAGAATCCTTTGAGGGATTCGGTAAGGCAGACATCGGTACACCAGAGTTTTCGATGGCTATCGACACGAAAGATAGAATACTCCACTCGATGAAGAACGTACAGACTTGGGACATGGAATTTGCTCAGAATGCATCAAGAAACGTAACATCCTACGATGACAAGATTATCGTCATGGAACACACAAACGTAGATGCGATTCAACAACCATACTACTCAAACACGATTGCGATAAACCCATTCGGTAGGTCCAAGTTCCAAGGACAACTCAAGATGACACCATCTATGAATCCTTGGTTCGATGACAATGTCAAACCTACTGTAGCGGTAAACGAAGTCGGTGAGAATGATATGTTTGAAGTCGGAGTTGTGAACTATCTCAACTGTTCATTCAACTTCTGGCAGACATACTGGTGGGGTCAACATTCACGTAAAGATAGATTCAAGTCTATCTCGACCAGACAATTCCAGTCATTCTCAGATAGAGTTCCTTATGCACCTCTACCAATTCAGTTCAATGAAGAACTCAATGACAATGTCACAAGAGATGCATCGGTAATTCCATACATGCCGTCACAGGACATCTTCTTCAATGCTGAAGGTTTGAAACCATACACAAACGTATTCATGTATGTTGACGGAGAAAGAGTCGACCATCGTTTTGTATCTCTACCACAAGGACTGGTATTCGAAGATGTCAACATCACAGGTTCACAGTTTGAGATCGGTGAGACAGTCAGTCAGGTAACCAATGTCGGTACAGCCGAGGCGACAGTCGTTCACTCATTCAAACCAACCACAGACAGAACTACTGTCCTCGTGATACGAACTTCAGTTGCAGACTTTGACGTTGATGCAGAAGACACAGTAGACGGACAGACATCTGCTGGTCGTGGTAACCTGTTCAACGTGGAAGCAGTCGCTACAGAGTTTGAAGCAAACCAGTATGGTATCGTCGCAGGTCTTCTCAGATTACCACCAGGCCGATTCACCGCCACAGACAAACTTATCCAGATTACAGACAAGAACACATACGAGGCTGGAAACGTAGGTGAGTCAACCTTTGCGGAATTCAAGTATCAGGCAAGACCTAGTTACCCAATGGCACGTCAAACCCGACCAAACGAGTTACGAAGGTCAGACAATAGGGACGAGACAGTCTACTATACAGAGTTTGACAGAGAGAAGTATACTACTGATTTTACACGAGAGTTTGCTCAGTGTATCTATGTTGACCCAGCAGAATATCCAAAGGGATACCACATGACTGGGTTTGCAATCTACGTGGCGAACACAGACTCGTTAGCGAATACTGGTTCACCTCTCAAGTTCAGTCTGCGACCAATGGTTGATGGATACCCATCACCTTCAGAGATTTTACCATTCTCAGAAAAGATCGTTCAGGCTACAGAGGTAAGAACTACTGTACAGAATAATCTTGAGCCTGACAGTCAGACCACAAACGATGGTGACGGAAACGGAACCAAGGTCTACTTCAGGGCTCCTGTCTATCTCTACCCAGGCAGAGAATACGCACTGGTGATTGACACAGACAACCCAGAATACAAATTACACGTTGGACGAATTGGTGAGACACTTACAAACCTCACACATCGTATTCGACCATACAAAGAGCTTCCACGAATGTTCCGTAGAAACAACAACGGCGGATGGATGGAAGACAAGTTCAATATGTTGACGATGCAGACTTATCGTGCAGACTTCTACACAGGATCTTCATACGCTAGATTTGTGATGAAACAACCACCAGTCGCTAACGTCAAAATGGATGGATTCCACCTCCACGTTGGTGATGTCTCTTATGGGAACGTGGCCTTCATTGACTATCAGTGGAAGGGCTCATCTGAGACACAAGGTGATGACCTTGATTACAGATCCTTTGGTCCAAACGAGAACTATTGGTTCAATACTATTTCCAAGATAAACGAACAGAGAGTGATCTCAACCTCGGCTAACTCATTCGTCCTGAATGCGGTCATGTATACATCGGACGAAGACCTGTCACCAGTATTTGACTTTGAACAAATGAAGTTGGTGACTTGGGAGAACGTCATTGATAACGCACAA